TCTCGTAGCAGAACGTGAAGCTCTTGTTCCTACTCCGTTGAGAGCTGTCCCGAATCGGTTAACGAATCCCCGTCCGGCAGTTCCCCCTTTCGTAGCGAAACGAGATGTCTGGATTCTGGAAGCGGAACGAGATGCCCGTGTCCCTACTCCGTTCAAGGCAGTCCCGAAACGATTGACGAACCCACGTCCGGCTGTTCCTCCCTTGCTCGACATCTTGGTTCCGACGGAAGACATGCTCTTGCCGATTCCACTTCCTACACGACGAGTCGCTCTGTTGAACGCATTATCGAAAGCTCTTCCTGCTTTAGCTCCCTGCGCTCCCCAGTTCCCCCCGACTTTCCGGGTTGCTTCCCGTTTCGTCGCATAGTTCCCTTGTTGACGGGTGAGCCGTTGTCCAGTTCTCGTTCTTCCCGTCTGAGATTGTCTCTGAGTGCCTGTTCCCATCCAGTTGTCCATCCGGTCGGCTCTTCTTGCGGAACGCTCCGCACGGGCTATCGTACGCTGTCCTCGACGTGTTGTCGGGTCTGCGTTACGGACTCTCTCGCTCCGTTTGTCTCCCATCCCCTCGAATGTGTCCATATAGCGCATATAATCGCCATATCTCGCATCAAATTTCTGGTTCCGGGCGGTACGACGATTTCCTCGTCCTTCACGAGTGAACGGATTCATCGAACCTGGAATGATGATAGGGGCTCCACCACGTCCTCCCCCTCCTCCTTGCGAGCGAGGAGTTCGAGAGCCGGGAGCTCCATATGCTCCTCCCCCTCCTCCATATCCTCCACGTCCTCCCCCTCCGATGTGACGCTCTCGGACAGTTACGGTGACATCTCGGTTACGGAGTCCGTTGAGTCGGGTAGCTAATCGGGAAACAAGTCCCATTCCCGTCCGAACACTTCCGAACAATTTCACGAATGGTGTAGCGAGCCACGACATCGTCTTGAAAGCCATCAGTGACGCAACGACTCCCCCGATGACGACTCCGACTTTCGTCCAGTCAATCCCGAACAGGTTACCCTCGGAATAGCTCCCGGCGAGTCCTAGCTTGTCCATAATCCAGTCAAGCTGTTTCTCCATCGGTTTGAACAGGTCTTTCGCCAATCCGACGACGAAATCGTATACTTCCCCGAACCCGGTCTTGAATCCGCTAAAGAAATCGGAGACAGCGTTATATGCCTTTTGAACGTTGAGGGCGACATCGGTCATCCCCAGGTTCTTGAACATCTCGTACTGCTCTGCGGATAGAATCATCCGTCCGTTCCCGCTCATCAAGTTATCCCAAACGGACTTGAACAGTTGGGCTCCGGTATAGACGCCTTTTAATGCTCGTTCGAATCCGTTGAAATCCCGTCCCATTTTCGAGAGGGTGAATCCTTGTCCGACTTCCCCGAGCATCTTGACGTTTTTCCAGGCTTCCTTGACGGTTCCGATTCCCCCGTTAATGGAGTCCTTGAAACCTCCCCAGTTATTCATGTAGGCGAGAAGGGCGACTCCTCCGATGGCAAGCATCGGGTTAGCCATTGCTACTTGAAGGGCGAACATCCCGAGTCCTCGTGCGAGTCCGAATAACAGCATCGGGGTACGCATCAGTAATCCCGGAAGGTTAGCGAACGCTTGAACGAGTCCCTGTACGGCAAGGGCTCCGGTCTTCGCTTGAGGGGCTAATACTGCCATTCCCCCTTTTTTGAATCCGATGGACAACGCTTGCTGTACTCCGAACAGCATGTCCTTGTAGCGGAGTCCGAACGATGCGACGAGTGCAAGAGGGCCGGCTAATGCAAGCATCCCTCCTCCGAGCGCAATCAAACCTCCCCCGATTTTAGCAATAAGTGGGTATGAGTCCAGGAATCCCGAGATTGATTTGAATCCGCTACTGAGTCCGTTGAAGAGTCCGCTAAACAATCCGTCCGCTCCGGAGTTCTCGTACAAGTTCTGTACTGCCATCCCCATTGCTTTGAGGGAACGTGTCCCCGCTTCGACGGCTCCGGAGTTCGACGCTTTCGACATCCGTTCGTAGGCGCTTGAGACATTGTCTGTCCCGCTCGCTAACTTCGGAAGCCAGTTGGCGTTCTCCTTCATCTTGTCGTTGAACTTTCCTAAATCCCCGTCCGTCTTCTGGAGTCCGATTGCCATCATGTCTAACGCACGGGCATACGAGACTCCGTATTTCTCCGTGATGTCGTTAGCGGTGTCGATAGCTCCCTTCGCTTCCACTCCCCATGTCTTGTTGAACTGGAGACCGGACTTAGTCATTCCCTGGACGACTTTCGGTTGACTGCTGTATGTATTCTTGACGTATGACATCGTTTCCGCTACATCGTCTTTACTGACTCCCCGTCCCATCTCCTGCCAGACGGAGTTCATGTTGTCACTCCATCCCCCTTTTTGGTACATGGCAGTCTGAGGGGCGAGCGTTCTTCCCTGCATCCGGTTATTGGCATCCTGGAATTTCGCAATGAACGTCCCGAGGGCGGCGACTGCCATCCCGATTCCGAGGGTGACGGTTGTACTCATCCCCATCCCGAGCATCATTAGACTCCCGGAGAGTTGGGCGACTTTCTGACGGGCTTCCATCGCTGTATATCCGACTCCAATGATTTTCTTACCCATGTTGTCGTAATAACGTCCGATGTTCCCTGCAATCGCTCCGACGTCCTGGAACATGCTACTAAAGAGACGGTTCCCGACGTTCTGCTTGAGGGAATCCGCTTTCTTGTACATAGCGGGTTGTCCTCCGACTTGCGAGAATCCGAGTCCCATATCCTTCGCCAGTTTCTTCTGTGCTTCCCGGACGGACATCGCTTCGTTCTTGTACGCTTCGAGGGAACGTCGTGCGACGTCAATCTCTTTCGCATACTGACTAGCGTTCGGGGATTTCATCATCTGGTTGAGGGCTTTCTCTGTCAGCTTCGCTCTATCCTCTAATTCCCGGAGCGAGTATTTCATGGCATTGTACGCCTTTTGCTCCATCATTCCCTCTTGCATCTTACTCATACCGAATCCGAACTGGGCGAGTTGACGTTGGGCTCGTGTCATTTCCCCCATCGCTCGTTGGATGTGTTGGACACTAAAGGCATCATTGGAGCGGTTGAACTTGTCTTGTGCATATGTAGCCCGAATCAATGACTCGGACACTCGGTTCAAGGATTGGTCGAGTCCTTTGTGAGCACTCGCCATCTCCCGGATACGCTCGGAACGCATATATCTGTCCGTCCCCGTTCCCACGGTACGGTACATGTCGTTCATGCTTCCCTCGGTATCCTTCATGCTCCGTTTTAACTTTTCTAAATCCCGGATAATCGGGTCAACTTTTCGGGTGATGTCCTCCTCCAGGTTGACCTTCATTCCTAATCCAAGCATGTCCATCTTTCCATCTCCTCTCGTTCCCTAGAGATTCTATGCGAGGTGGTCTTCCATCGACTCTTCATCCGGATTCTGGTTCTTCTTATTGGCATACGCAACCACTTTTTCGTAGTACATTTCCCGTTTAGCAGAAGAAAGGGAGAGGATAATATCCTCCCCCCAGTGGTAATAGAGTGCAATGACGTGTACTTCCTCATATAGACTCTCTAGGGATATTACTCCCCCATGAGTTGATTGATTGGAACCTGTGTCCCGTACTCATGCGAGCAATGTGGACACTCCGTTGCAACGTCGAAATTGACTCCCGCCTCAATCTGCGTGAACGCTTTCTGGACGATGTTCCGGTCTTTCTTGCTCAAGTCTCGGAAGTGGTCTACATTCCAAGAAGCCATTCCCTCGATGTTCTCCGTCGTCTGGCTCATAAGAGTTGAGACAGCTCGTGCCGGGTTCTCCTGGAGTTCCTTGATGAAGAGCTCCTGTGCGAATCCGTCCGGAATCGAAAGCGTAAGTTCCTTGTGGAGTTTCCCCTCTGAATCCTCAACGCCATGAGGTAGAGTAACTTTAAACTCTTGTGGGTCGTTATCCTCAAGGTACGTGACTTCGAGTCCACTCATGTCTACCGACAAGTTGTGGATTTCTCCGCAAGCAGGACACTTCTCTTGCCACTCAGCAGTTTCCCCGATGGAATTCAGATAGTTCTGGTAGATGATGAAATCACGGTCGGGGTTCTTGAGTCCCTTCGCATCCAGTTTCGTGAACTTACGTCCCAGGGAATCCATTTCGATGACTCCGTGAATGAGGGCAGTAACGATAGCTCCCATATTCGTGCGGATTTTCTTGTCCGACATGGCTTCCTCAACACGACCTGTCATCGGCTTGAGCGAGAATGTCTTATGTACAGTGCCGTTTGGTTCAGTGAATCCGATTGGAAGTTGAAACGTCCCCTCCGGAAGTGGTTTGATGGTTGGCTCGTTAGTTGGCATGATGTAAATTCCTCCTTATATGGTATATACACATTATAGTTTGACTTTTACCACTTGTCTACTAAATGTAGATATTCCCTTTTCGGGTCGCTCCCTTGTAATCGTAGTCGTCATTGAAAGTGAACCAGTCATACTGGAGAATCGTGTTCTGGAGCAAGACTTCCGCACTCAATCCATCCAGGTCACTCCAGTCCATCCCGACGACACAGCATCCATGGAGCGTCCATGCCATCCGTGGATTGTTCGCACGGTCATGGAGACGGATGACGACTTTCGAGAATGGTTTAAGCGTGATGACCCCGTTCTTCATCTGGCGAGTGTAGTAGTCAATCAGTTGTTGGTCTTCCCCCATCCCGTTCGACAGGACGACGTCCTCTAAGGTAATTCCGGTCGGTACGTTTCTCCCCCCGATATTACCAAGCTCTTTTCTCCGCTCCGTCTCGATTTTTGTCTTGAGTCCGGTCACATGGTTGAAGCCTAATCGGATGAAGTTCTCCCCCGACGTATAGATATGGACGGAGTAGCGGTAGTTCGTCAACGGCTCGTGGCGTTGGGGACTCTTCTTGAATCTCTGCATCTCTTTCCCTCCTCAATAAAAAGAGGAAGGGGAATTCTCCCCTCCCCCATCTATTATTCGACTGTTCCCGAAACTTGACCTTTATAGCTTCCGTTCAAGAGCTTGATTCCCTCATGTTGGATAACCATCCGGTCAAGGGCGATTCCGTTCCCTTGTGCATCGAAATCTCCAGTTTCGTAGTCGGAAATCCAACATTCACGGAGTTCCCACGCTCTTGCTCCATTACGAGCTCGGTCGAGAAGTTCAATCTTGACGGTACATTTGTGACCGTCGTCGTTCGACTTGATTTGTTGAACAATCCAACTCCACATATCGACGTCTTCTGACATCCCCCGCTCTAACGTAATCGGGTCAGACTTGACGAGACCTGCTAGTTTATGAGGGTTCAACTGTTCGTCGTCCCCATCACGATACTCGATGACGTCCGTCTTGATTTTCAGTCCGGTTACTTTCTGGAATCCGGCACGGGCAAAGTTCTTCTTACCCGAAATCGTGACACGGTAGTTAAAGTTACGGAGCGGGTCGTGACGCTCAGAAGAAGCGAACTTCTGACCACTTGCTCCGTGAGCTGTCATAAACAATGAGACTTTTTGGTTTTCCATTGGGGTATTCCCTCCCTTTCTTCTTAGCGAATCATCGTGAAGTTGAAGATAATAAACTCGGACGGCTTGCGACGAGCGATACCGATACTAACAGGAACTTGTCCCGCTTCGATTTCTGCATCCGTCGGGGCAACTTTGATGAAGAAGGCTTCTTCTTCCGTCGCTCCTGCAAGTCCCCCAGAACGCCAGAATCCACGGAGGAACTCTGAACCAGTAGAGATGATTTTGTCATACAAGTCCTGGTCGTTCGGCTCGAACACTGTCCAATCCGCTCCATTGATGATTGAGTCTTCTACAAAGTCAGCAACACGACGGTCAGTCGTATAGCGGAAGTCTCCTGCGACGTCCGTAGTACGTCCTCCCCAAACGACGATTCCGTGTCCAGGTTTGACTCGGACAGCGTTGACGCCAATCGGGTTGAGAAGTGCTTGCTCGTCATCGTTGACAGAATAGAGAAGCTCTGTCACACCACGGAGTTTAGCTTCGACTCCCGCAGGTGTTTTATGTACTCCACGTTCTGCATCCGTCCGGGCAATCATTCCGAGGATGTGTCCTTCGAGAGAACAAACTTTCGTAGGGTTTTTACCGACTCCGATAGGGTCAGATACTTTCCCCCACGCTCCGAAATAGAGGAAGTGGCGTTCGTCGATTGTCGGTGTCGTTTCGAACAGCGTCACAAAGTCCGCAGGTTTAAGGGCGAAATTCGGTACAGTCGAAAGGGTAGCATGTTTCTTGTGAGCGTAGACGATAGCTTTGACCTTAATCGCATCATCCGTGACTCCTGGGATAGCAAGAAGTTTCACGTCCACGTTGTCAAATGCTTTGAGGGAAAGTTCGTAGTCGGTTGCATCGACTGTCGAAACTCCATCTTCTCCCCCTGCGAGTGTTACAGTCGTGTTCGATACGGCAAGCTCTTCATCCATAACCATGACGTCAACGTATTTCGATTTCCCGTTGATGTAGGCTTCGATGTTCGCAAGCGTAACGCCTTTATAGACTTCTTTCTCGATTCCCGATTCTAGGACACGAGCATCGAATGTCTTTTTCGTGTTGTTGTAGTTCTCAATCTTGAACGACAACTTGTTCCCGTAAGCGCCTGGGTACAATGCGTCCACGATGAGGTAGTACGAATCGACAGCTCCCACATTTACAGATGCTTTAGTAGCGGTAGGATTGCCATTCGTGTAATGAACAGCACGAGAGATAAACGCTCGGCTCCCCCCGTTCTCAAAATATCCGTTAACAGCGTATGCGAGCATCGAGTTAACTAAGTATCCTCCGTAAATCGCTTTGAACTCGTCAAACGATGTAACGTAAGAAGGTTGTCCAACTGGGCCTCGTTCTGAAATCCCGACGAATCCTGCGACAGAAGTCGAAACTCCCTCGGTAGGTGGTTGCCCTTTTACTTCTTGTCGGTAAATCCCTGGGAATAAAGTTTCCATGAGTTATTGTCCTCCTCTTTGATTATGATACTGAAAGTACGATGAGAGCTCCGTATGCGATATACGCTTGAGTTTCGGGAGCGTTGAATTGATTTTCTGTCAATTCCTTAACCTCTCGACTCATAAAGTATAACGCATTTTCTTCCGGAATGTTCACCGTCAACATCATTGACATACGATTCTTGACTTTATACATCGCTATTCCTCCTTATTTTCGACGGATACTAGGATTTCTCTTGCGGTCTTGACTGTCGTACGCTCGTGAATGTCCTGGTAGATTTCCACTCGATAATTAAATATATCTCCAAACTCCCGTTCCCCTTCATCCATCTTCCCGAAATTCTTGTACTGAGAACCTACATAGCTTCCCCCTACTTTCGACGAATAGCGTCCCCCTACTTGGTCGATGTTATCTACCCGGTAGTTGATTCCCTTGATGGTGATGAAGAACTCTCGTGGGAGAGTGCGAGCAAAGTAGGCTTGGAACTGTACACCCTCGATATGGGTTTTGTACACGGTTCTTACCTGGTACGAGATGTTCTGCGGAACGGGGAAATCCCGAACGTCAAAGGAAAGTAAATTTCCCTGTTCGCTGTATACGGCATTGTCCTTAATCCGTTCGTTCTGGTAACGGCTCCCGTCCGGGTACGTCCCGCTCCGATAAAAGACAATCATCGGAGGTTCCTTTTCGTCCAGGTCAATATCCGGCATAAAATAATGAACCGGCACTGACTTAGAGTTGATGATGCAAGTGCTCAATACCTCGGCTATCGCTAGGTCTACTTCCTCGACACTAAGGATAAACTCAATCGGGTCAGTCGGTATGCTTCTCACGATACGTCCTCCTTGAGTATTGCAAGGATTCTTTCCCGTGCCATACTGTTAATTTCTCCCCGCATCATTTCCCACGACTTGTGGAAAGGCATGTTACCAGGAATCCGTCCTTCCCCATACTCCAGTTTGAAAGCAAGTTGTTGGAGGGACATTTCCCCGTCTGCCGTCATCCCACTTCCGACGGAAACGGTACACTCGATGAAGTTCCCCATCTCCTCGACGCTTTGAACGTCTATTGAGTTGACGTAGGTTCCGCTCTCGATGAGAATTCGAGGGTCTTGGTCGTTGCTCGGGCTCTTCGAGATAGGGGTGAGGTCAATAGCTTGTGTTTTTATGTACTCCCTAACTTTTCCCGCCACTATCTCAGCAATTTCCTCCGCAATCCGGAAAAGCTGTTCCCGGTCATTCCGCATCTTATTCAGACGTTGGAAAGCCTCGTCCCAGTCTCCGGTCACTTCCGCACTCATTCGAATCATTAGATAAAGTCCTCCTTGCTCCCGACTCGTCGCACTTCTAACTTCGTAAAGACCTTATTATCCCCGAACTGTACTTTCTGGTTCATAGCGGTAATATTGAAGACGTGGTTAGCGCCGTCCCGGTCAACTAAGTAGATAAACGCTTCCTTGTCGATATTGAGGATTCCTTTGTCCCGGAGCTCTTTCGTGATGAGCGTGACATTGTAAACAACGTCCTCGTCCTTCCCGAACATGTCCCCTTTTTCTTCGACCTCTTCGGACTTTAACGTCCCGTGGAACGACTTCATGTCATCCCATAGATAAATCTTACCCTTTTTCTGAACATCCCGATAGAGGGGGTGAGCATTATTTTTTGTAGAAATTTCATCGAATGGCACATAATACAACATTTGCCCGAAATATTCCTCCCAGGCGTCCATAAACGCTTCGGAAATTTCATCAATCTCTGACTGTATCATGGACTCACCAACTCACTCGTCTTCGTCGTCACTTGGTCGAACGCATTTCTCCCGTTCCGCATCCGGGCGACGATACAAACAAAGTATTCCGTACCTGGAACGAGTCCCTTGACACGATACTTCGTCCGTAGGCGGTCGTAAGACTGAAAGACAGGTTTCGCATCCTCTCGAATCTGAACGTCCTCATATGGGTCGTATATGGACGATGTATCGACGTACAGGAGGTAGTCATAAAAATTACCCGTGTCCGGAACTTCCCACGAGATGTCTAACGTATTCTCTCCGATAGCCATGACGGTGACTTTCGTCCCTATCGCAAGTCCTAATCGGTTCCGCAACGTGTGAGCACGAGTGGACGTATAGAGCTCGACAGAAAAGACTCCGTTCCCCGTCTGACTGTCCGCTTCTTCCCGTGCCTTGAGCATCTTTTCGTAGCTCTCATCGACATACTTGAGGAGCGCAAAGTAATGGTCAAAACGAACGTTCTTTTTCAGAGATGCCCCTTCCGCTTCGAGAGGGTAGAATGGAGCGGTCGCATGGGCGAGTCTCCAGTAGACTTCCTTCCGGGCGAGTAGGACAGCGAATCCAAATTCCGTTTCGGGTAAATCGGATGCAGTATGTTTCGGGCTATGCGTGGTGGTGGCAATTTCTAATATGTACAACAAATCCCCGTCCGTAAATTTAAAAGCCGGGTCATTTTCGACATCCGGACTTTTAAGGACGAGGGAATTGCGTAAATAGTCAACACGTTTCTGTTCAGTTGGATTGAGTATATTTAACGCCATTCCCCGTTCCCCCTCTAATTAAATGACTTCCAGGTATCCTGCTCGCATGAGAATGTCCTTCACGTTACGTGGGACAGTAGTGACTTCCCCTGCACGGAACGAATAGAACTTAGAGCCGATTACAGTACGGATTTCCCGCTTGAGCTTCACTTTCACCATCGGTTCCCCTTTTGGTTTAGCGTCCGCTTGAGAGATTTCCTTCTTCTGTTCCTTCGGAGATTCCTCGGGAGCGTCTTCCCCTGCTTCTTCGACTTGCTTGTCTTCCGCTTTCTTGATTTCTTGCTCCTGCTCGATTGCCGTTTCTACTTCATCAGCTTGAGCTTCTTCCGTCTTGTCTTCTGCGCCTAATTCTGCTTCCTTCTTCGGAGCGACTTTCTTAGGTGCTGTTTTTCGTAATCCTGCCATGTTGGTTTCCTCCTCAAATTAAAAAGGGGAAACTGCTCGATGAGCAATCCGAGTCAGTCCCCCTTGGTTTAGGTTATTTTGATTATGCAGTTTCGATAACGACGCCACGGTCTTCGTGAAGCATCCCAACGCCCCAGATAGCGTACCAAGCGAGTGAGTGTTCACGTCCGAAATCGACTACTCCATTGTCACGGAGCTCGACTGGAAGTCCGACTGCGTAGCCGTATGTGTCTTCCCCGAAAATAACAGAACGGTAAACGTCAACTAGGTTAGGAGTCGTTCCTGCTCCGTTTTTCAACGTTGCATCGTAAGCGTCGTCGTCAGAACCGACAGCTCCGTTTGTCATCAAAGTAGTTTCGATGAAACGAACATCGTCGATACGTCCGATTTCCCCGTTGAACAATTGGTCTGGAGCACCGTACTTAGATGCTTCAATCCACGCATTGTCGTCACGGAGTGAACGTGATTGGTGCGGGTGTACGAAAGCGACGTAGTAGTCTGCTTCGAACTTCGGAGCGTTTGCAGTAGCGAGGATTTCAACAGCATCCTTGACAGTTGCAACAGACAGTGTGTTTGAAGCCGCAATCTCAGCACGAGAATCGACTTTAGGAGCGTTCTTGTCAGCACGTCCGTAAATCGTGTTTGTGATTCCTGCTAAAACAGTGTCACGGAACTCGATGTCGAGAACGATAGCGACGTCACGAGCGAGAAGCGTAGAAGCATCTGCCATGATGTCAGTGAAAGATGTTTTAAGTGAAAGTTCAGAAACGGCAACAGCGTTACCACGTTCCCCAACTTCGATTGAGCGCATCGAGCTTGAGAGTGCTTGAGTTCCAAGACGAACGCCCTCTTGCAATTTACCCCCACGTTTGAGGTTGTTGTATGTAAGCATTTTGATAGAGAGACCTGGCTCAGTTCCGAGCTCTGTTTTCTCTTTCGCAAACTGGAGGAAACGCATGATAGGAAGTGCTTTGAATTCGATTTCTTTCGAATACACTTGACGGACGTGGTCGTCTAATTTGACAGCTTCCCCACCTGTAAGTGCTGTTCCCGTAGCTCGTGTTACTGTGTTCATAAAGCTCTCAGCGTGTGCCGTCATAAAGAGTGAACGGATGAGAGAACGTTTTGCAGTTGCCTTGATAGTCATTTGTGTATTCCTCCTGTGTATGTACTAGATGATTTTATTTAAGTCCGATTTCCTTGCGGTACTCTGCAAATTCAGCCGGAGACATGTTTGCGACATCCTTGAACGATTGTTGAGCCGGGTTAGAACCAGACTGCGTCGCTCGTGGCATCGTGAACGGGTTTGTGTTGTTAGATGGTCGAACCGCTTGAGCGGTGATTTCCTGGTAACGGGCTTTAGAGCTTTCGATAGAAGCGTCGATTTCCTCTTTCGTATTACCCGTGATGAGTTCCGGAATGATTCCCGCTCCCTCAGCTTGTGCTTTGAGCAAGGCAACTTCCCGGTGATTCTCCAACGAGATACGAGAGACTTCTTTCTCTTTCTCCGTCTCAGCTTTTTTCAAGTCCGCTTTCAGCTTTCGCACTTCCCCTTGGAGTTCCACGACGGTACGATTACTCTTCGTCCCACTCTTCGCTTCTTCCTCAAGAGATTCTACCTTCTTCTCCGCAGTTGAAAGGTCAGCCTTCAATCCCGAGATTTCTTTGTTGAGGTCAACATTGACGTTCGTCAAGTTCTCCCGGTCTTGTTTCAGCTTCGTGATTTCACCGTACAGTTTGTCACGTTCCTCTTTTCGTGCTCGTGCGATAAGTGTTTCGAATCCCTCGTTACTAGGAGTAGCGGGAGTGACGGGTGTCGGTTCAGTCGGCTCTGTTGCTTGTGGCTCAGTAGGTGTTGTAGTTGGCTCAGTCGGTGTTGGGTTTTCTTCTGCGTATGCCGTCATAAACAGGGAATTCATTTTCCCCGCAAGTTGTTGGCGTAATGTCACTTTGGATTTCATGTTGAGTTCCTCCTGGATTGTTTTAATTAGGTCTTACTTGCTCCATCCCTTGCGGACGACTTTCTTAGTCGGTAACAATTTACCTGGGTTCGTGTGCGGGTCTGTCAACTTCGTAGCGCCTTTCATTTTTCCTGGAAGTGCTAATGTTGAGTTTCCTTGTCCGTGGAACAAGTCTTTTTCGCCTTTTTTACTCATCTCGGATTCCTCCTCGTATTTGGTTTAGCATAGTCAGAAATAACTATCTACTCCCTATTATAACTAAATATCGCCATCCCACAAGTGGGGATACAAGAAAAAGAGACGGAAATTTATCCGTCTCCCCTCTTTTAGGTCACTTAGCGCTCGGTGTAGGCTTCGAACTGTCTACTTTCTTCTGCTGTGAATTGGTCACTCCGGAGTTAATCTGCTTTGGCTTGCCGTCCTTGTTTTCCCCGACTTTCTTGACGTTAGGGTCTTCTCCCGGGATGGCTTTCATGTCCACCTGTTCCCGCATCATAGCGAGCTGTTCCTCGACATCCTCTTGACCATAAAGTTTCGGATTATTTTTGATGTCCTCGTCGATAGACTGGATATGCTCGTCCACGTTCGGCTTCTTGAGACGTCGCATCGCTTCTTTCCGGTCTGCCAATCCGAGACGCATCTCGATTTCAATTTGTTGTAATTCCATCAAACGGTCTTTCGGCAGGATGTCACCGAACTCGACGTCGTTATAGAAGAATTTCCACTTGTCCGCATCCGACGCCATCTCTTCCGGAATCTCAATCATCCCGTGGTGTTTCCCGACGTGGAGGATGAGCTTATTAATCCAGATGAGACCTTCCTTGAGTAATTCCTGCTTCACCTTGACACGTTCTAAAAGGGGAAGGAGGTACATGTGAAGGGCAGGTGCGCTCGTGTTCGAGATTCCCATGTCTCCCCCGAGGGCTCCCTTCGGAATATTCCCGATTTCACTCATCGCCGTTTTGAGTCCCTCGATGTAGGACTGGGAAGCGTTGAGGTCTCCCTCCAGGCGGAGGTTCTCGACTCGTGAATCCTTCGGCAATCCTCCCCATAGCTTGTTCGCTCCCCGCTCCAGGGTAGAGACACGAGCTCCGAAAATCAACGTAACAGGAGCCGAATGATAGTCGATGATTTCCGAGATGTTCGATTTCTTCATGTTGAGCTCTACGTTGAGGGGAATAATGTCCTCGATGTCGTTTGCCCCGAAATTCTTCCCGACGACGGGGAAGTTCTTAATCTGACGGAAGGGAATGACGCCGTATGGGTTCGGTTGAATGATTGGGTCTTCTTCCCCGTAGCGGGTCGTGACGTTCTCCTTGTCCCACGTCATCGAGAACATGATACGTTGGACGCTGTCCGTCTTCTTCCGGGAAGAGAAGAACTGTCTCGTCTTCTGGGCGAGGGAAGCGTTCCGTAACTCATCTAATTCTTCCTTCGTCTGCCGCTCAATCGGGTAGAGAATCGTGAACCGCTCCACGTCCTCCTTCCGTTGTTGGTCTTCACTGTACTCCGGGAAACAGATGACACTAGGAAGAACGTTAATCCGAATCTTTCCTTTCGGGAATTCCCCGAACGGGTCATCGTACCCATCACTGTTCGGAGCATCATAAGAAACTTGTACCCATGCGTCCCCCGTGACGGAACGAGATTGCCCTAACTCGATGAGCTTGGATAGTTTCCCGTTCTCCTTCCACATGTCCTCGATGAAGTTGAGGGGATTGTTGTCCCCTTCGACCTTCTCCGCATCCGACTGCATATGTACGGAGAATCCTCCGCCTGTCTCGAAACTCGTGAACGTGTCCGCAAACTTCCGGACGTAGTTCTCCGTGACTCGTGCTGTCCCGTCCTCCGGAATGTTCTGCCAGTGGAATCCCTCATAGAAATCCCAGTTCTCGCTGTATTTCCGAATCCGCTCCAGTTCCTCGTTCGTGAGCATAATACCGTTTGAACTCAACATCGCTTTCTCAATCGTCTTTAGTGATAATCTTCTATCGAAACCTTCCATCGTGCTTCCCCCTCATGTTCTGCTGTTAGTTTTAGAAATCGTCGTCATCGTCTTCGAAATCGTCTTCGAAATCATCATCGTCCCCGCTCAAGTCGAGGGAAGTTCCCTTGCTGTAAGACATGCCGTTCTCCCGCTCGATTCTCTGCAAGAGCTCCAGTCCCTCGTAGTATTCCCGGAAGTATTTGTCCTGGTCGAGAGCTAACAGATTGGCGACGAGATTCTCCCCGTCGGTGTCGTCGAGGAAGTCGTCATCAGAATAGGTCTGAATCAACTTGAGGACGGCTTCTTTCGCCGTATCCTCCGGTGCTTTCACGACATCCCGGTACTCTCCCCCGTCATAGAACGTGTCGAACACTTCCGCAGGGGAAGCATCTGCCTTGAAGTAGTCATTCTTGGGAACACGGCTCATCTTGTCATAGGCATGACTGCCGGATTCTTCCCCTAACTGGGTACGCATGACACGCATCGGGATGAAGTCAAGACCTAACTCGTGATAGACGTTCATCCGGTGATTCCCTTCCCCTACTTTAACGTGGCGGTCTTGCTGTCCGATACTGAAATATGGGACTTCTGCCAATCCTCCCTTGACGATACTATCCAGGAGCTCCGTCCCCACGTCGTAACGTAGTCTGTTCCCCTGGAACTTCATCGCCCAAGCGGTCGGAACCATCGTGATGACTCCCTTCTTGAAGTAAGGGGAATCCTCATACGGTCTCGGTATGCTGTCCACTAGATGTTTCTGCATCGACGGGAGAATCTCCTTCCGCAACGTCTCGAAATTCTTCTCGCTCGGTTCCTTCATGCCTTCGACGAGTTTCTTCTCCCCGCTTGAGAAAAGACCGGACTTCATCATCCGGTTCGCCTTGTCCAACATGTGTTTGTGGATGGTCTCCCGTTGCTCCTCGTCGAGGTTCTTGAACTCCGTCTTCTGGACGTCCTCGGTCGTCATGTAGGACACGAATTCCCGGTACTCCATCTTGTCCATCTCCTTCGTCTTCCGGGGAGGATAAGTCTCGACGACTCCGTCCCCTCCGCAAGTGAAGCAAACTCCGCCTTTAATGTGGGAGAACTCCACTAGGAATCCTTCCCCCTCACATCTGAAACATGGTTTTTGCACGTTCTTTCCTCCTCAACGTCTTCTTGCCGTGTAATTGTTTCTACGTTCAATCCGGATGTTCATTTGAGCTTTCTCCCGGAAGACGTTGTTCTTCTCCGTTGTCGGCTTCTCAACCTGTTCCCCCATCGCTCCCCATACGGCAAGAGCACAACTATCTGAATAGTCATCGTGCGCTCCCCGGACTTTCGGGTGATGGACAACCATGTGGCTTCCGGAATAACTCTTCTCCAGGTCAAGGAACTGCTGTTGAAACTTCTTGTATTCCCGTGTCTCTTGCAAGTGCGGGATAGAGGGAAAGTGGAACCGTCCCGACTTGAATTCCGCATCCAATCGCTTGTACAATTCCGACTTGGACGGGGTCGTGAAGACGTAGGGAATGACTTCGAAATCCGAGTTCGCCTTGAATCGGTCAACGATAGGGCTCCCGACTCCGGTTCCATCCATGACCATCCGTTCGACACGGTAGGAACTAATGAAATCCCGAATCTCGTGATACTGCGACTCGTAGTCGTCCCCTTGAATCTCAAGCCAGTTTTTGATGTATGTATTGTAGGCATAGAAATCGGGAATGTTCATGTCGTCCGACTTCTCGATGAGGACGGGGTTTTCGTAATCGACTTCCAGGATGGTGACGACGGTACTATCGGAAGACTTAGCCAAATCCACTCCGACGATATGTGGGTTTTTCATGTCGGATAGGGAAATGTCGAGCGTGTCCACTCCGAGCTTCTGCAACTGGTCGTCCGTGACGAACATCCCTCGCTCCAGAATCCACTTGAGGTTATACGCCATCTGGAACTCGTCCGAGTCTTCCCCTAATCGACGCTTCTCCCCTTCTATGTACTTTCCGTACTTATCATTATACTTCATTACGGTTTTGTAGTCGTACTCGAAATGAAGTTTTCTCTTCTTCGTGCCGTTGACGTAATCGAGCTTGTTCCGGTCAATCGCATCGTAGAAGAATCCTTTTGACGTGGACGGCGTCCCGATGAGGATTTTCGTCGCATTGTAGAACGCTCCCATCGGAGAGATGGACTTGAGATACTTAAAGTTCCCGACGTCCTGGGCTTCGTCAATGATGATGATATGGTACGACTTACCCTCGATGTTACTTCCCTCAGAAGCGGACATACACGTAATGATAGAGCCGTTCGTCAAGGCAATGTTCTGTCCGTTGTTCGTGTCGAAATCGACTAAGATTCCCGGGTCGTCCATTACCTCGATAGCGCTCTTCGATGTCATCCGTTGTTTCATCCGGCTAAACGAAATCTGGGCTTGGTGCATCGCAGGGGCGAATACTCCGATTAAGATGCCACTCTTGAAAGGTTTCAGTCGCTCGTCGTCCGCAAACATCGGCATATTGGCGAGTATCGGTAGGATGATAGCCAGTCCCCCGCAGGTCGTAGAGATTACTTCTGACTTCCCGCTCTGTCGGCTCTGGAGAGCGGATAGCTCCTCCCCGTCGTTGTCTAAAACCGAGTAGATGATACGCTTCGAAATCTGCTCCTGGTACGGGAAAAACGTGATTCCCGAATAGGCGAGACAGAACGTATAAATCCGGTTGACGAGCTGTGATGTCGTTAGTTTTGCCATGTAGTCACACAATCCTTTCTACAAAATAAATGACAGGATGAGGATAATTTCATCCCGTCTCCTGCCATAATTGTATCAGTGATTGATTTCTTTGTCTTTAGTTGTTTGTCCGGTCTGTCCTTCGAGGTTCTTCGAGAGACTCAAGATACCTTTTCGCATACTATGGAGACTCCGCTCTAAGAAGAGGTGCGTATCTCTCGGGATGGCATCTCCCCCTCGGAAGGACTCCAGTCGCTTCATCATGCTCTCTTGTAATCGGAGCAATTGAGACAGGTTGGCATCTCTCCGCTCCCGCTCGGCATGGAAGTATTTCATCATATCGACGAGCTCTTCCTCTGCCATGTTCAGCCAGTCATACTTCGGGTCGAACGGGTCAAGGTACTGTCCGTATTTCTTGTATCCGAACTCGTCCTGTTTGATGGCCTTGTCCGTGATGTCTTTTATCACTCGTCTCGTGTGAGGGGACTTTACTACCTGTCCCGCAAACTTTCGAATCCGTCGCTGTTTCATTAAAAATCGTCGTCTCCTTCTTCTTGATAATTTTCGATGTCTACTCCCATCTGCGTGAGTAACTGCCTAATCGAGTCCCGGTTCGGGATGTTGTGGTAGCGGTACATCTCATTGATTTGAGAAAGGTGTGTGTCCACGAATATCCGCATCTCACTCTCGTTGATGTCCCACCACTCAAGCGCTTCCTCCAGTTTTAGGGAAAGGTCTTTCACTTCGTCCGTCGTGAGGTTGTTGATTCTTCGCAACTCTCCTCCTAGAACGTCACGAGGGAAGGAAACGGTCACGATGTTCTGGATGCTCGTGTAGCTCTCTTCCCCTACGAGTTGCCGGAACGTCTTCCCCGTTTCACGGAGAGCTCTCTCTTCCAGATAAGCGAAATCCTCCATGTAGTCGTCATATTTCTCTCTCGACATGGCAGATTCCCCCGAAATGAGGTAGTCATCTTTAATCGCTTCCCATGAGCGATAGTATTCTTGCGCCCACTGTTCCTCTTGGTCACGTTTCTCGACAAGGAATCCCCGTATATCATTTATGAGGGGCTGTTTAATATCCTGCTCCTCAAACGCATCAAGGGAGTTCCAGTGATAGAAGTCCTCGAACGCTTTCTTGAGCTCCTTCATTGGTTCGGTGTAGTCCTCATCTCGTGACTTAGAGCCGAGCATCGAGCTTCCCAGTTCCGCATTGAACTCGTTCGCATTGTAGAGGGCATAAGCGTCACCTCTTTTCGACGGGAGATAGTAGTCGAACGACATCCGGGTGAGGATGTTGTTAATCATCAGATTGTTCATGCCGTATTTCTTTTTATCCCCTGCAAGCGTTTCCCGGAGTTTTGACAGGGTACTAAGATATGTTTCCCCTTCCTCCGGCTTGTCCATACCTCGAACGACACGGTAGCTCTTCCGGAGGTAATCCATCTCCTCATAGGAAAGGTCTTCTGACGCATAGTGAGTAATCTCATCCAATGTCCCGTTGGTTGACCAAGAGCTCCGGCTTTCCCGGAACGCATCCCTAGCATGGACAATAATCTCATCAAGCTGTCCTCTTGTCGTGCTCCCTATCCCCTGTCGGCTTCCTTGGAAGGTCATATAATGCTCGTCTTGAAGAGAGGACTTAAACGCCATCTGGAGCGGGAGGTGATTCAAGTGGTCGAGTGTGACGTCGTGCTCACTATCTGGAATCCCCTCCACTTCGCTCTTGTTCGCATGTCGGTACAGAATGTCCTTGAGGTTGTTACCCGAGAATCTTTTCAGCTTATCAATGAACTCCATTCCCCGGTCGTAATCCCCTCTTTTGAAAGCACTCACGACATACTCCCGATACTCTGCCATATCCTCATTGGCGAACTGGGGAAGCATGTTGTCCGCTTGGTTAGCGAGCGTCTCACTTGCACCTCGTTCGATGAACAACTTTCCCGTCTTCCGGGCGAACTTCTGGATGCGTTCTATTTTCGAATACTCTAGGTAGCGGACGGTGAGTGGGGTATCGAGTATGTTTTGGTCGTACATCTTGACGCTATCCCCTGTTAGGGCTTTCATGTAGTCGTCGAACACGTTCATTTTCGCTTGTGCAACTCGTTTCCGCTTATCTGAATCCGGCTTACCTAACAACTTAGCGTTCTGGTTGATGAAATCTACAACGTGAATCATCTCGTGAATGTAGGTGTTGTCGGAATCATACCCTATCTCCGATTTACGACTACTTCCATTCTTGTTGTCGGTGTCGGGGAATCCTTCATCGGGTTGGACGAAAAACGTAGCCACTCCCTTTAGGTACACTTTCTTATCCCCTACGGACACGGGAATGTTCTGGGTGGATACGGCTCCAAGTGAGCCTTCGACAACTCGACTCGTATATTTCACTCCGTACAATAGTTTAGGGTCATTAAATCCGTTCTTCCCCGCCCAATCCTCGATGTAGGCAATGGATTCCTTGAGCTCTTCATTCCCCGAAAGGAACTTTACTAGCGTCTCGTTGTGCCGTTTTCGTGTCGCTTGGACGTAGAACTGCTCTTCCCCGTCTAAAGTAGGGAGTTCGACGTAGTCATGCTCGATATAGAGGTTAGGGAACATCTTGAGAACGGTGCTGTCCATACCGTCCCGGACAGTCATATCTACTTTCCCCGTCCCCGAACATTTGTAGCACGTTCCTCCATTGATGTGAGAGAACTGGGGAAGGTATCCATCCCCTCCACATTTGGGGCAATCTACTTGAATCACACTCATCGTTTATCCTCCTTCACGACATATACATTCCCGTCCGAATCTAATCGGGACAGGTGGTCTGCAAATGCCCAAACATCCATCTTTTTCGTGTCTTTCATGTTAGCGTGAACATCCACTAGCTTTCCCTGTTGGATGGTCAATGTCTCTCTCGTTCCTCCCCCGGTCAGTGGGGCGTTATTCCATGCCTTAGTGACGGCAGGGGAAGCAATCAACTTGTCGATTTTACCTTCCCGGCTCGACTCCACGGTGGCGATGACGGTCTGGGTCATAAAATCCTGGATAATGTATTTCATGCGGTCTCCTCCTAGAAAAGGGACTCCTTCCGGAATCCCCTCGTTTTAGTTTTCTTCCTTCTTCTTTAAGTCAATCTGGTTGAAGAAATGTGCCGTCCACGGTTCTTCCTTGACGACTTGGTTGCGAATCTCTACTGCCAGTTTTGCTATCTCCCACTGGGCTCCGCTCTGTGGTTTCCGCTTCTTGTAGAAGTCGAGGGCAGATGCCAGGTTCAACGTAGCGACGATGACGGTGGAAGCGGCGTTCGGGAAGACGAATCGAGCATCCTCCTGGGGAACTTTCGCCTCAACGAGGAAGTCGTACATTTCTTGCGAATCCTGCATGAACTGGTGATACTGTTTCTCCACTCCCCGTTCGATGACGGAAGGGGGAACGATGTAATCCATGCCTTGTGACTTGCTCTCGCTTGAGAACTTCACGTATCGTTGGCTCTTGACGCTAAAGCTCCAGTGCCGATGTCTCGTCAGTTGGGCTAACATGGCACGACTCGCTCCCTCGATATGGAAGGTGAAGTTCAAATGCTCCAGGGTAGACGTGTGAGACGACTTGAAAATGAAGTTGATGAGACGTTGTGCATCGTTCTCTCCCCCGAGGGTCTCATCCTTTTTAGATGCCGGAGATAAAAAATATCTCTTAAACTCCTCTTTTAGGATTTCTTTCGTCTCTAAAGGGGAATAACAGTTACGGATGGCTTGGAAAGCAATGATAATTCCGTCCATGTTATGTTTGGCGTCCTGGAAGATGTGTTCGAGTCGAGTCGTCTCATCTTCCGTCAGACTCACACTCGTTTCTTCCTCTTCCTTACCCCACAACAGGTCTTCAATCATCTGATAAAATTCTTCTTTTTGGTCATCAACGAACCTTTTCTTAGAGTTCATGCGAACTTGTAATGAAGTTACTCCCATTTGATATTCCCGCTCCTTATATTTGGTGTTGTTTGTCCTGCTTGAGCCGTTCCGTAGGAGTTTGTCGATGTCCGAACAACTTATCCACGAACACGAATGAGAGGATGAGAGCGCTCAGATTAGCGAACGCATAGACGATGACGACGATTAGCGTCAGATTGTCGGTGAAGGCTCCCCCTGTCATTGTGTCGAACGGTGTAAACGTCTCTTTCTCGTACTGGAACCACATCTCAACAATCGCATTACTAAATACGAGAGCGAGGATGAGGTAAATCGAGGTGACGACAATCTGGGTAGCGGTTCTTAGCATGATAAACACTCCTCTATGATAGTTTTGAGGGACTTTCCTCGTATCTATCATACCCTGTCTTCCGCAGATTAGTCTCCCACTTCTCTCGTTACGGTTCCGTTACAGTTAGTGGATGGTTCCGCAAACGGAGCACTCAACGTGCATGAGTTCCTTCCCACAACAGTACGGATTACCGTTCCTAACATAGCGCTCCCTCATCGGATGATAGAGCCCGTCGTCGTCAATCAGTAGCTCGTACATCTCCCGGATGCAGTTCTTGACACAACTTCCCGGACATCCCGTCGGGCAAGGATAACCTTCCCCGTGATGGAATTCCAGGAGCGTGTTCCGGAGCTTCCGGTCGGTCTTCTGATTAAAAAGGGAGGAAGCGATAAACGAATCCGCTTCCTCCAATGCCTGTGTGACGGCTTCTCTATTTTGATGGTTCGGATTCCCTAACACGAAAGGTGCTTGCGGGATGTCCGATGAGGGGATTACTCCCCCTCTTCTTCGTCTGCTGTTTCGATTGTGCCGTCTTCGATTCCTTTGATGATACGAGCGACGAGCTGTGGACGTTTTCCAGTTGCCTTGAGTTCTGCTTCTTCGAGGATGTCAGCGAGTTCCTCAGTCGAGAGCTCGTCGAGACCGTACTGGACTTCTAGGTTCTCTTCTTCTTCGAAATCCTCGTCCGCTTCCACGTCGTCCGCTTCTTCCTCTTCCTCGTCCTCTTCGTCAGCGTTGAATTCTTCCATGAGGAACTCGATGATAGAATCCTTCGTTTTCAGCTTGACCGGAACTTTCACGTCGAATTCTTTCGCAAGGGCTTTCAGTCCTTTGACATCGAGGTCTTCAAGGTCTACCGTGACTTCTTCCCCTTCTTCGTCTTCATACGTGAACGTGTTTTCAGACATTTCCGCTTCCTCTTCCTCTTCTTCCTCTTCCTCTTCTTCCTCGGCGAGTCCAAGTCCTTCCAGGATGAGTTCACGTACTACTGCGATTTTCGTGTCTTTCGGAATGTGTACGCCGTTTTCTTTAGCGAACGTTTTGAGTTGCGGAAGTTTCATTGTAGCGAAATCAGATGGGAGTTCTGCTTCCCCTTCTTCGTCCTCTTCGTCTTCCTCAACTTCGACTGCCTTTTTAGCAGGAGCTTTTTTCGCAGGGGCTTTTTTAGCAGGAGCTTTCTTCGTAGGAGCTTCCTCGACTTCTTCCTCGACTGCTTTCTTAACAGGTGCTTTCTTTGCAGGAGCTTTCGTTGCCGTCTCCGCTACGTTCGTCTCAGAAAGGTACTCGTTGAGTGCTCCGAGAAGGTCGTTGTTCGATTCTACTGCTTTGGCTACGAGTGCGATAAGTTTTGTGTTTGACATGATTTGTTTCCTCCAGTTGTGTGTAAGTTATTGGGTACATCAATAATGTAACATTCCTTATAATAGTTGTCAACAAAAGGGGAAAGTTAAATTCCCCCGTTAAATAATGCCATTGTCCTGCAATGCTTTCCGGTAACATTTCCGACATACAGTTTTGTATGTATCTTCCCCACCGACTAGAATCTGCTCCCCTTTAATAGTAGGAGTTCCGTTCACGAGTCGCATGTTACGGGTCGCTTTCGCTCCGCAAGAACACTCGGAGGAGATTTCACGTATCGTATCTGCCATCTCGATGAGACGTTGACTCCCGGGGAATAGTTTTCCCTGGAAGTCCGTCAACAACCCGAAACACGTCACGGGTATTTGCATCTTATCGACGACGTAGGAAAGCGTCTCGACTTCCTGGGTCGTGAGGAAGTTCGCTTCGTCTACATAGATATGGTCGATAGGGTCGTAAGAGTGGCGACGACGGACAGCATCTAATATATCCGACGGGTTTTCGATGATAGTCGCCTTAATTCCCTCTGGCATCGCTCGTGACTTGATGAATCCGGAATCCCGGGAATCAATGGAGCTCTTGAGGGCAATGAAGCTCTTCCCCTCGATTTTCTTCTTGTGGGCTTTCACTAACAGATTGAGACTCTTTGCGCTTGTCATCGTCCCGTAGTAGAAATAGAGCTTGACCTGTTTCTCGTTCATTTCTTTTTACCTCGGGGAATACTCTTCGATTTAATGAAGTAATCGACGATTCCCATTTTCGAGGTGATACGGCTTGCAATCCCGTACACTCCGCCGAACATGAGTTTTTCCTCCTGCTTGACGAAAGGTTTCCCCT